TCAACATTTACGGCAGTTGAAGCCGAGAATGTTTGGGTCTTGATATGTTCTAGCCCCGGTGGGGTGTCCGTGTCGGCAATCATCACCCAAGCCGCCGAGTCATACACCAACACCCGGTTCGTATCCGTCTCATAAATCATCTGCCCCTCAAACGGAGAAGCAGGACGAGTTGAAGACGTACACACACCGGGAGTCAACCCAGCCGTACCCAAACCCGACGAAATACCCATCAGGCCGTCTGCCTCTCCCAACCCGTCACGCACACCGTCACCTTAGACGCGGTGTCAGCCTGACCACGCAAAGTCTGCCCCGAATCAAACACCAACGCTGTATCCAACACCACGGTGTCATATGCCGCGATAGGCAGCTGATACACGAAACAGTTTGCTGCCGTAGAAGATGCCCCGTTGTACGCCAACGAAAACCACCGCTCAACACCGTCCGTGTTGCAAATGATGATCTGCTTTACTGTCCACTGGTAGTTTGTCGTAACGGTAAACAGGGTCGAACTAGAGGTTGTCAACTGGGTGGGGACCAACAGCATCTTGGGAAAAACATCATTGACAGCCATTAGAACTCCATCGTCATCATTACGTAAGTAAAGAGATTATACGTTGTTTGGGCAGGTGCGCCGGGGCCTGTGGGTCCAGTCGGTCCGGTGGGTCCCGTTGGCCCGGTAACGGTGGACGCCGCACCCGTCGCACCAGTCGGACCAGTTGGCCCGGTAGGTCCAGTCGAGCCAGTAGCCCCCTCCGCGCCAGTTGAACCAGTAGCCCCCGTAGGACCAGTCGGACCTGTCGGACCCGTAGGACCCGTCGGGCCGGTTGCTCCATCCAAACCAATTGTTCCAGCCGCCCCAGTGGGTCCAGTCGGACCCGTAGCACCGGTTGGTCCAGTTGGGCCGGTAACGGTTGAAGCAGCCCCCGTCGCGCCAGTAGGACCGGTGGGACCCGTTTCCCCAGTTGTCCCCGCCGACCCGGTGGGCCCAGTTGGACCAGTCGGGCCGACCTGTGTGTAGGCGACCTGGGCGGCGGTAAAAATTACTGAAGGAATCGCGGGAGCGGGAGAGGCTGCCGCCGTGTAATCAAGCCTAATATCTGTACTGGTAGTTTGCCAGTACATCTCAATGTAGTCCGAAGCGTTTAGGGACACAACAAAGTTGACGGTTCCAATTGCCTTTCCGTCAACTCCGCCGTGCTTTTCGACGACGCTCCACGAAGAATCGCTGTCGTCAATATTTGTTCCATTTTTCTTTAGCCAAATATTTGCGTCATTGATCTGTGTATTGCTATTCGCCCACTGCACAGAAAATGTAAGAGAATACACGCCGGCATATGCGAAATTGACTTTTGAGTTATTTGAAACAAAAACACCGCTACTGCTCGGATCGCTGTTGTTGAAAGTTATTGCATAACCAGTATTAACGGCAGCTGCGGTTTGATCCTGGGTGGACCAAAAAGATCCCCAATATGCAAGGGTCCCGCCAGCGCCAGCCGGACCCGATGGTCCCGTAGGGCCGGTAGAACCAGTTGGACCCGTAGGTCCTATAGACCCAGTAGATCCTGTGGGACCGGTGGGGCCGGTAGAACCAGTTGGACCCGTAGGACCAACAGGACCCTGAATACCCAGGGAACCAGTGGGGCCGGTAGGGCCGGTAGAACCAGTTGGGCCAGTTGAACCGGTAGGGCCAGTGGGCCCGGGGTCTCCTATTAACCCTGTTGCCCCTGTTGGCCCCGTTGGGCCAGTCGGTCCAATACCTCCAGTTGGGCCCGTAGGACCAGTCGGACCAGTACTTCCAGTTGATCCAGTCGGGCCAGTGCTTCCCGTGTTCCCCGTTGATCCAGTCGGGCCAGTTGGACCCGTCGCTCCAGTGTCTCCAGTTGCTCCAGTGGGTCCCTGAATTCCCGTTGCGCCAGTCGGCCCAGTAACACCTTGAGGACCAGTACTTCCAGTGGGTCCTGTGGGTCCCAGGGGTCCAGTTGCTCCAGTGGGTCCTGTGGGTCCTGTGACATTTGAAGCTGCTCCTGTAGGGCCTGTCGGACCTGTGGGTCCCTGTGGTCCAGCGTTGGATGACCCAACGATGGTGATATCTGCCGTTGTCGTCCTGTTGGAAATTACGTCACTTCTTGTGATCGTAATGGCGCTTTGAGAACTGGCTACGGCTGCCTGGGATGTCTCCGTAGATACCGTAACGGTAACGTTGATAGTCGCCACGACTACCTCGTCACGTCAGGAAGAATAACAAACTGACCGGCCAGCAGGGTAGAAATAACACCCGAAGCGTTTTCCTGAAGATCCCATACGTAGGTGTAGGGAGTCATCAGGGCGGTAGATGCAGCAGAAAGCGAGAGGGTTACCTGGCCGGCAGCCCCGTTTGTAACAACACAGGTGAAAGTGGCAGCAGGCGTAGAAGAGTCGTAGTCCATGCGGACCATTGAAGAATAGGTCCTGCCGGTGATATTGATCGGCGTGGTCCCGTCTGAGGTAATCGTGACAACGACAGTTACAGTATCACCGCGAACAATTGCGATATTCTGTTCTGCTGGCGTTGTAGCCACTACTTACCTTTTTCGTTGAATGAATATTGCCGGCGTGTTCCACCCTCCAGGTGACCGAGATCCCTGATGATGGCCCAATGCATTTTATCAGCAATTTCCTCCGCGCGGTCCCTGTCCATGCTGAGTTTTGCCTCATGGGCTAGGCGGTTCTTCTTTTGAATCTCCTCAAGGAGTTTCTTCCCCTTTTGCCAGTCCCCTTCAATGAGCTTTACGATCAGCGAATGGTCGCAACGCTCGGAACTGCAGGCGATGTAGGGAATGTTCTTGTCGTCCACCAACCACACCTCAAAGTGACGGGTGACTGGATTGAACATAATGCTGGCGTTTGGGTCACCCCTCCAGCCGGATTCGTCGCCCTCTCTGATTCTCCGAACAATGTCGAAAACGTCAAAAGAAACTTCGATCCACTGGTCGGAATCGGGGATATGACCCCCCATCAGATCTCTTGCAAACATTTTTCCTCCGTGTTCAACCGGCCGGGGGGAAAGGAGAAACCCCCCGGCCGGAGAATGATTTGCTTACGCTCCGAAGGCGAAGACCTTGACGACGACGGATGAAACGTCTGTCGTTGAGGCAACCTCTGCCATCGGTGCGCCATCGGTGGTGGTGTCAACCCAATACAGCTTGATCTTGGGTGCGGTGAGGGATCCGTCCCACTGGGGGACATAGCCGTCATCGCCCGAAACCCACATGAAGTCCAGCCTCGTCAGCCCGAGGGATGAGACCGAGATGGCCTCACCCCCCGTAGCGTACGACGAGTCGAACGTCACGTCAGCGGTGACAAACTTCCGATTCCCCGGAACCTCGGGGCCGGTGACGACGCTAACCGAAGCGGCCATGTCAGATCGAGGTCTCCGTCAGGTCGGAGATCACGAAGTGGCTGTTCCGCTGCTTGCAGGCGAGCTCCGCGTAGCAGGTCAGGGTCGCCTCGTAGGCGTCCAGGTCCGGCTTGCGGTTCATCACTGCGCCGTCCAGGTCCATGAACTGCCAGCCCTCGCCGACCTGATGCCACACCAGGCTCTCGGGGTTGATTCCGTAGAGCCTGTTGTTCGGGCAGTCGAAGTCTGCATAGAGGACAGTCGGACCCTCATCGCCCTGGCCGGAGACCGAAGGCGAGTAGTACTGGATACCGGCGTAGCCACCCTTGAGCTGGGTCTGCTCCATGTTGCGCTTGAGCGACAGGAACAGGTTGGCGACGGACAGGTGAACACCCTCAGCCGAGACGAGAAGCGTGGGCTTCTTGCCGGAGGCGATCAGGGTCTTCATGATTGCACCGGTGATCAGCGTCTCCGACACGGCACGGTTGGTGCCGCCGTTGCTGTTCACGTACGCCTTCCAGTTCGGCTGGCTCGACGGGTTGATCGTGTGCAGGACTGCCGAGTCAGACACGATGGTCTGAACGCCAGTCAGCTCGATCTGACCGTCATTGGGCTGGCCGGTGTTGCTCGACGCGCCACCTGCACCCGCCCGGAAGACGAAGTGCGAGGAGCTGGTCGTAACCGCTGCGCCGGAGATCACCATCGTCTTGGCCGAGGTGTCGACCGAGGTGACCGTACGGGCCGAGGCAACCGTCGTCGGAGATGCAACCGTGCCGATGTCGACGACCATGCCGCCGTCGAAGTACAGGTTGCGGAGGGCCGTGGTGCCGGTGGTGGACGCCAGGACAACCGTGGTGGACGAAGAAGTCGTGCCGCACTGGGCGATGACACCGTTGGAGGTGCCCCACAGCTGGCGGTTGACGTCCTTCATTGCGTCCTTGCGGATGCCCTGCATTTCAGCATCGAGTGCGTCGACGAACGCGCCACGGTCGGTGACCGCCTGGCGAATCGTCGGGCCGCTCAGCTGGATACGCCCGTAGACGTACCTGACCGGGACCGGGACCGTGGCGAACGCCTGGTTGCCGGCGGTCGGGAGAGTGCCATTCTCTCCGCGAGCACCGACGCCGGACGAACGGCCGAGGTGGATGGCGTGACGGGCGATACGGCCCGTAACTGTGTCGCGGCGGGTTTCGATCTGCGAGAGAAGAAACGTCGCCTGGTTGAGTTGATCGATGTAATCCTTGTAGTCGTCCTTCAGGATTGCATCAACGGTGGAAAGGCTTGCGGGCACTTTTTATTCCTTACTGTTGAGTTGGTTAATGGATGGAAAGGTGGTAAGACCCCTCGGGCGATTCCTTTGCTCTCCGAGCTTTAGAACCGTGACATTCCGTCAACGTGCCTTATGGTGACTATGTTGTACATCGACCCTATCCAGGGACGATAGATTTATTTTAGACTATGCAGATCGCCTGTCAAGTAGTGTCAGAGGCCGTTTTGCTGAAGTCGAGCGATGGCCCGATCTCGCGGCGTCATGCCAGCAACATCCATCCGGGCGGGAACACCGCCGGCGGGTGCAGCAGACGGCATGCCAGCGGATGGATTCTGCCTGCGCTGCACGATTGACTGGGCCTGGGTGAGAATCTGATTCTCGATGTCTGCGATGGCTGCACCGAGATCAAGGTCTTCGCGCTGCTGGGCAGCAGCGATGGCGGCGATGGCCAGCGGGCTGTTCGGGTCGTAACCGGCTTCATGGAGGGTCTGCTCGATTTCGTACTCAAACTGCTGGACAACCTGCTCATGCTGAAACGCCTGCATGCGCTCCTCGATAAGCCGATCAACCTGCTGGGGGGTAAGACCCGCCTGCTGGGCGTCGTCAACCGCCTCGTTCCAGACGTCCTGCTGAGTCTGGCCCCGGCTATTCACGCCAGCGATGTCATAGAAGTTGTCTCCAGCCAGGGTCTTGGCGTTCTCGATCATCCAGCGGATTGCGGTTTCCTGGTCTCCCGAGGCCCAAGCCTGGGCAAAACCCTGAACGGCGGCTGCGTCGTCGGGGTGCATTTGGTCAAAAACCTGACGAATCGGCTTGTAGCGCTCGCGCTCGCGGATCCTGTCCTGTACCTCGCTGCGGTACCGCTCTTCCCAGTTGACATCACCGGTTTCCTCGACTGCCGGCTCTGCTGCTGGCTGATCGACATAATCAGTGTAGTTGATGGGTGTTTCGTCTGACATTTACATTCCTCCGAATAGGTTTGGGTTTTCTGACATTAGCATGGCCTCATCGCCCATTTCGGGCTCCATCATCTCTTCACCCATCATTTCTTCGTCCATCATCTCCTGCTCCTGCTGGAGACCGTTGGGTGGGAGGGGAAGGCCGACTCCGGCCTGGAGGGCTGCGGTGACGCCTGGGTCCATCTGCTCTCCCAGGGCCGCCTGATCGGACTGGGCCATGACGGCTGCACTCTCGTTTGTGAGGTACTGCATGTGGGCCATGATGTGCATGTCGATGATTTGCTTGACCTGGGGGTCTGCAAGCTCGTATGCGGGGGACTTTCTTTCGACGTTGTGGACGTAGATATGCATGTCGTGGACGTCGAAGTCCTCCGGAATAACCGGGACACCCTGCATGAGCAGGCCGTTTTCCCACTCCGCCTTGGCTTCGTCCGGGTCCATCTGAGACAGGAACTGCTTCGGGTCCGGCAGGCCAAGCATCTTGGACAGCTGGCGGGGGTTGATATTGGCGAAGACGTTCGGGAACTGCT